GGCAACCGGGAAATCTTGACCAGGACGACCCATTCTCCAGGGGCGCCTTACCCTTTTTCTTGGAGTGGGGCAGGGAACTCCCCAAGCAGGAACCACAAGCCTAGTAGCTTGTTGAACGAGCTATGCTCCTCCAGACGGAGCGAGTGCGCATTTGGGATTCCGTCAGCTTCTCCCCGTGCTACACCCCGGTGGTGCCCATATGCGGTCATCCACGATCCTCAGGGGATTCGAACCCTATGCAGTAGGCTACAAACCTCCGCATAAACCGTGTCAGCAACAGGGGGTCGGGTCACACACGAAGATGACCTTATCGTCTCCCTCCGACTCTCTGATGTGCGGCAACCTGGTCTTACGGCTATTCCACCGTGGCTCCCAATAGCAGAAGGATCGCCAGTCCTCCATAGATTGCTGGCACGAGAGTGCACAAACGCAGTATCCTTCACGCAATGTGGGCGCCATGCAACTTACCAGCTACAGAAGGTTCGCGTTGGGGTCAGGACTCCTCCCTCCAACCAACCGACTGTAGGCCCAGCTACCCCCGGGCCCACACGCACCACGACGCAATGAATCTTCCTGCGCCTCCCTCTGTCGAAACAGAGCCCGCCAACTCGCGCATCGGCATGCGCCGCCCGACAACTTACCACTGCGCCGCATCAGCCTCCGTCTCATAGACACCCGGTGGACATGCCATTGTGTCGGTCACCTCCAGCTCCGACCAGACCCGAAGGTCCAGCGGAACCAAGGAGGATTCCACACGGAGCTGCTCATGGGGTGACAACCCAAAAGCACGCTCAAAGCTAGCCCTAGCCTCGGGTGAGACTTCGACTGACGCCTCAGCCCCCGCGAACCACGCGCCCATCATAAAATACTCCCGGAAAGGGTGGCACCTCACCCTCCCAGAAAAGCCCGATGATGAGAGGATCCTCAAGGCCCATGCCTGCAGCAAGGGAACACCAACCGCGAGCGAAAGCTCACAGCGTGCAACCCCAGTCAGCCACTCCGCGGCAAACCTGGGTTCCCTGAGCCACCTGTGTGAACACAGTGCCCCAGAAAACACAGAACGCCAATCCCTAACCATGGTCCATCCAAGAGCAGGACCAAGGTAAACAGGAGCGGAGCGACCAAACCGGATTTCCTCGACGATACGAACGGGTCGTTCAAGCTGGAACTCGTGCCCAGACTGCTCAAGTACAAGTGCAGCAAAGTTTGCCATCACCGCCTCGACGTCAGGAGCCCGCAGGAAGATCAACGCATTGTCA